CGGAATGCTTTCAACTTATCATATGAATCAAAGTTAACGTTGAACATGGGCGAACTCGTACCTATTATGTGTATGCCTGTTGTTCCCGGTGATAAATTCCGTGTGAAAACTGAATCCCTCGTGCGTTTGGCTCCCCTTGTGGCTCCTATGATGCACCGCGTGAATGTTTTTACTCACTATTTCTTTGTGCCGAATCGTCTTGTGTGGAATGAATGGGAAGACTTCATAACTAAAGGCGTAAACGGTGAAGATATGCCAATGTTCCCGAAAATTCAAATTAATCAAGACTCGCACTTAGTTTCTTCGGCTTCATTAATAAAAGAATATTTTGGCGATTCTTCTCTCTGGGATTATCTTGGATTGCCTACGCTTTCTGCTTGTGGTAATAAATCTTATGATGTTGTTAACGGCGTTAAGGTTCCTTCCGGTTTCCAAGTATCCGCGTTGCCTTTCCGTGCCTATCAGTTGATCTATAATGAGTATTATCGTGATCAGAATTTGACCGAACCTATCGATTTCACCTTAGGTAGTGGAACAACCGTTGGTGGTGATCAGCTTATGGCGCTCATGTCGCTTCGTCGTCGTGCTTGGGAAAAAGACTATTTTACTTCTGCCCTTCCGTGGTTGCAACGTGGGCCCGAAGTCACTGTTCCTGTGCAAGGCGCTGGCGGTTCTATGGATGTTGTTTATGAACGTCAGTCTGATAGTCAAAAATGGGTAGATTCTTCTGGTCGTGAATTTGAGAATGGCCATGCTTATGATATTACTATGGCCAGGGCTAACGATCCTAATTCTGCTTTAATGGTTGCCGTCAATGGTGGTACAAATAACCGTGCGCCCGAACTCGATCCGAACGGTACATTAAAAGTCAATGTTGACGAGATGGGAATTAACATTAACGACCTTCGTACTTCGAATGCTTTGCAGCGTTGGTTCGAACGTAACGCTCGTGGTGGTTCTCGTTATATTGAACAGATTCTGTCACACTTTGGTGTTCGTTCATCTGATGCGCGTTTACAGCGTCCGCAGTTCCTCGGTGGCGGTCGTATGCCTATTTCTGTGTCGGAAGTATTGCAAACATCCTCGACTGATGAAACGTCACCGCAGGCAAATATGGCCGGACATGGTATTTCTGCTGGAATCAATAACGGTTTCAAGCATTATTTTGAAGAGCATGGATATATTATCGGTATCATGTCTATTACTCCGCGTTCCGGCTATCAACAGGGTGTTCCGCGTGATTTTACGAAGTTTGATAACATGGATTTCTATTTCCCGGAATTTGCCCATTTGTCAGAACAGGAAATTAAGAATCAAGAATTGTTTGTATCTGAAGATGCAGCTTACAATAATGGTACGTTTGGTTATACTCCGCGTTATGCTGAATATAAGTATCATCCTTCGGAAGCTCATGGCGATTTCCGTGGTAATCTTTCATTTTGGCATTTGAATCGTATTTTTGAGGACAAACCGAACTTAAATACTACATTTGTTGAGTGTAAACCGAGTAACCGTGTTTTTGCTACATCAGAGACCGAAGACGATAAGTTTTGGGTACAAATGTACCAAGATGTCAAAGCTCTTCGTTTGATGCCTAAATACGGTACTCCAATGCTTTAATATTATGCTTGAATTTTTTATTGTTGCATTTTTTAGTTTTTTGTTCATATGTTTGTTACCGCTTATAATTTTAGTAATCTTCCTTCGGAACTTATTCAAGAAAAAGTAAGCGACGAAGTTCTGGTAGAACCTTCCGAAAGTTTTACAGTTCGTGAACTTATTTACCGCCTCGCAATGGGGATGCCTGTTTCTTCCGGTGTTCGATCCGGTGATTATCCCGATCATGACCAAGATTTTGATGATGTATTACCTACAGAGGACCCGGATTTCGATTTGGCTGATTACGCTACATTAAAGAATGATCTCGCCGATCGTGAACGTCAGCGCAAAATTGACATGGAAAAGGCGTATAAGGAAAAGTTGGAAAAGGAAAAGACTCCCGACCCTGCTCCCGACCCTGCTCAGTAATTTGTTTTAACTGTCCTTGTCCCCTACCCGACTGGTATCCCCAGCCGGGTTTAGGCGTTTGTACTTGCACCTGCGCTGATCGCGACAACTCGCGAAAGCGGACGTCGTCTTGGCATGGTCTTTCTCGCGACCCAATTTAACCAAAACCTTTACGTGAAAAATTCACGTTTTTCAATCGATCGCGAAGCGATACCTATCTGCCGAAGGCGTCTGTAACGACAATCATAGCGACGGTGAAAATTGGCAACGATAGTTGCCTGCGATCGCGAGACGGTACCAATAGGGTAGAACAAAGCGTAGCGACGTGATACCCTGAGGTACCCGAACGCGATCGCCCTCAATGGAGTAGACCTGTTTATACGCTTATAAATAGAATAAATAGAATATAAAAAGTATTAACGTTATAAATCAATACTTTACCCCCTTTTAAAGGGGGATAATAGGGGGTTGTATGTACTTGTGCGCGCGTAATAGGTAAATTAATTATGCGCGCACTGACACCTAAACGGATTTTAACAATCCGTTTTTTTCAGTGTGGAATATTTTATTTTCTTTGCTGCATAAATCACGCTACCATAGTTCTAAAAGAACTATGGTATTTTTAGCTTTAATACATTTTGACACAACTTCATAACAATATGATTTTCAATAAATTAAATAAGTAAAATATATTATGCAATAATTACTTAAAATACACAAGTCTCTTTAAATTACTTCTGTTAACAAATTAGCAGAAGTACGACCATGTTTTTTATTTATCTATTTTTATATAGTTACATATTTCCAATGGATACATTATTCTGATAAACAGAATAATACCTGTGTAATACCAAAAGAGTAAAATGTTAAAAAAGAAACTTCTACGTATTTTTTTTAGAAAAATAACAGTACAACGGAAAATTTTCATATCTTTGACACCGATATGAAATGTGCAGAGTTCTTTTAGAACTAATTACAAACACAGATAAACTTTATACGCAAAAGCTAAAAACTCTAACATTTTGTATATATGATGTAGAAAAGCGATAATAAGCGCCATCATTTTAATTAAAAGAGCATTCTTTCAATTAAATATAAGACACAAATTATGTTGAAAAATTTCAAACCTATCAGCTTAATCTTGCTGGCAGGTGCCACTTGTTTCCCAGCAAGTATATTTGCAGAAACAATGCCCTCCAAGCAAGGTATGAACATTTCCCAGCAGAACGGAAAAGTTACAGGTACTGTGGTAGATGATCTAGGGCCTGTTGCCGGAGCATCGGTCGTAGTGAAAGGAACAACCAATGGAAACATTACCGACATGGATGGTAATTTCACATTGGAAGGTGTAAAAAATGGAGACATCATTCAGATCTCTTTCATTGGTTACACAACTCAAGAAATCAAATACACAGGACAATCCACTCTTCAAATCAAATTAGCGGAAGACACTCAAAAACTGGAAGAAGTCGTAGTCGTTGGCTATGGCGTACAAAAGAAGGTAAACCTGACCGGCGCTGTAGGGATTGCAGATAGCGAAATTCTGGAAGATCGTCCGATCGGAAACATTGCACAAGGTTTGCAAGGAGCTATTCCAAACTTGAATATTGATTTCGCCAGTGGTAATCCAAATGCAGCTACTACATTTAATGTACGTGGTGCAACTTCACTGAATGGAGGACAAGCACTATTGTTAGTCGACGGAGTCGAAACATCAGACTTGTCTTTGCTTAACCCACAAGATATCGAAAGCGTATCAGTATTAAAAGATGCTGCCTCTGCTTCTATTTATGGTGCCCGTGCCGCTTTTGGCGTTGTATTGATCACAACTAAAAAAGGGAAAAAAGAACAAAAAGTTCAAATCAACTACAATAACAACTTTTCTTGGTCGATGGCCTCTCGCTTACCGGATGGTGTTTCTTCCGATAAGTGGATTCGTGCCATGAATCAGGCAAACGTGAACAATGGCAGCGGACAGTATTTCAAAGATGAGCACGTTCAGGCTGTAGATGATTTCATTGCGGGGAGAGGTCTTTCTGCATTTTATACAACAGACAATTCAATAACTGCTGCCGGACAATGGGCTTATGCTGGGAACACCGATTGGTTCGACGTAATGTACAAACCGTCATTCATGCAACAACATAATGCAAGTATCAGCGGTGGTTCAGACAAGACGACTTACTACGGCTCTATTGGTTATAAAGGACAAGATGGTATTTTGCAATATGGTACGGATAAATACAAACGTATTAATATGTCTTTCAACTTTTCCACTCAGATTACAAAATGGTTGGAAGTAACTTTCCGTACAAAATATAACCGCAATACAAGTGATTATCCCTACACCAGCAATTTTAATTTAGGAAACATTTTTTACGAAATCTATCGTGGATTCCCAACTATTCCTGTTTACCTGCCAGATGGTAATAATTTTGCTGGTATAGCAGGTAGCAACTTCAACTATAACTTTGCTGGTTTATTAGATGGAGCTGGGCGAGACAAAACCAACTCGGATGACTTTTGGTACACTGCCGCCTTTAATCTGACACCGTTAGCCGGTTTATCAATCAAGGGAGATTATACCGGAAACAAATTCTATCAAGATCAAACCCAGCACGGCAAGATACTGTATCAGACAATGCCAGAAGAAAGTACGTTATCTCCGCTATCCGTTGGTACACCTGGAGGTGTAACAAAAGCTAATTACGGAGATACTTATCAAGCATTGAACTTATGGGCTGACTACAAGAAGTCATTCAATGACAAGCACAATTTAGGTGTAATGGTCGGTTACAACCAAGAAAGCAAAAAGACGACTAAATTAAGCGTAAGCACTAGTAATCTATTTGATAACAATTTCCCTGTCACCGATTTGGCCAGTACTTATAACATGCCAAGTGAAGAAGCAACAATCTGGGCTGTACAGGGTGCGTTCTTCCGTTTGAATTATGATTACATGCAAAAATATTTACTTGAGGTAAATGGTCGCTATGACGGTTCATCCAAATATATGTCTGGTGATCGTTGGGGATTCTTTCCCTCGGTATCAGCAGGTTGGCGTATCTCTGAAGAAAGTTTCTTCGAACCAGCTCGTAATATTTTCGACAACCTAAAAGTCAGAGCTTCATATGGCTCATTAGGCAATCAAGTTACAGATGGCAATTTCCAATATTTAAGTTTCTTGACAAGCGAATCTTTGGCCTATCTGATGAACGGCGGTATCATTAGTGGCTTGAAAGCTCCGACATTGGCTAGTACAAACATCACATGGGAAAAAGTTTACACAACCAATATCGGTTTAGACTGGACTATGCTGAACGGCCGTTTCACTGGATCTTTTGACTATTACATCCGCGATACAAAAGGAATGGTCGTAAACAAAACTTACCCGGCTGTATTAGGGACGACAGGTGGTAAAGAGAACTTGGCAGATATGAGAACCAAA